AGGTTGGAACTCCGCGACCATCTGGAATGAAGTTTTAGCCTCCGATGAACGCCAGAAACTTTTAGCCAGTAAAATCACTCCAACGCCTACTTCAGTTGCCAAACTTCCCATCGGAACCCCAGACTACTCTTGGATCTGGTGGATAATTATTCCAGGCGGTCTTATAACTTGGGTAATACTTACTAACCGAACTTGATTTTAATGAGCTAAACCCTGCCCGTAGGCAGGTGTTCAGATAATTAAACTCTTGATAATTCTTTAATCGTCATTGTCGATATCTGGCCCTGATCTCCCACTGCAACGACTGTTGGGGTCGTACCTGCTTGACTTGCCCACTTGGTTTGCATCGTAAAGTAATAAGTCGTACCAGCAGTCAAGGAGACTGTTATTGCTCCACTTAAACAGGCGGTATCTAAATAAGCTCCACCTGAAATTGTCGTAACAAATGCTTTAATTGCAGTTCCTGTATCAGATACGCCATCTGCATTTTGAGTCGGATTAGTTGTGTCCTGAGTGATATAAATCCAACCGCCATATGGCCCAGTTGCACCACCTAATCTTATTGAAGCGTCAACTTTGATCTCATAACTACCTGTACGAGGAGCTTCAAAATAGAACCCACCCAGTATCTTCGTTACTCCTGAAGTCGCCGAAGTTCCTGCAGAGTTCCCTGCTATCTTAGTAACTGTATAAGCTGAGTTGTTAGCGAGTACTGTTGTGGCTTGAGTCGTTAGGTCATATCCACTTGCTGATAAGGTGGCCCAGAACTGTGAGACGCCATTGTTTAATAAGACGTATTTTTCGCCATCCATACTCGCTTTCGTGACAAGCATCTTAACAGTCACCCCTGCGTTATGTGCGTGAGCAGTTCCATTTACGCCCCTACCTTGAACAGCCGAGGGGATGTTGACTAATCCCGTACCTTTTGAGGTGTAATAAATTTCTTCTTCGTTATCCGTTCCTGGCTCAATTACAAGTGTTCCCTCCGTTGGTGTAGGTAACGAAGTTAACTCACAAGTGGTCTGTGAGTCGGTCATAGAGTTTGCAAGAGTGGTTTGGTAACCATCTTGAAACCCGAAGGCTGAAGTGACTAGGGCTGGATTAAAACTCATTTGTTCTCCTTAATTCGATCAATAACATTTTTTTATTTAATAGATAACTTTTGATGGCTCGAATGTATTTACAGACATCGGCTTAGCACCAATCGCAAAACCCATAATGGCAAAATTCTCATCTGCCCTATTATTTGATGCTTTTAATTGGATATTTATTCCCTTAGTCAAAAGTTTTACCCTGCGGATGTCGTCCGTAGCGACTAATTCAGCGGTTGAACCTAAACTTGCGCGAAGTAAAGGTTCACGAAACATAAATGACCTCAGGCCATCTGAATTTGAAAAGGTTGAAGATAGAGAAGTAGATTTTGCGTTTGATACTCCGTCAACGATAAAATCAAGAGATAATATCCCTGTTAAAGCTCTCATCTGAATATCAGCGAATTTGATCTTTTTGCGGATCGAGAAAGTGTTTAAGGCATATTGCTTGGAGTACCAATAAGCATTTATTGCTGTGCCTGAGTCGTTATAGACTCCGTCTTTTAAGAACTCGACTGTGTAACCAGAATTATCTGATCCAAAGTAAAGTTTTTCTTTTGAATCGGTATCAATGAATTGATTGAAACAGTTAGCCTGTATATCTCCCCACTGAGTCCAGCAACCATACAGGAGTTGAAAAACAACCATTCTATTGTTGGTAGTAGAAGCCCCGTACGGGAAACTTAGAATGTATTTATTGTCGTGATAGATTGCCGCTGCGTTATCTGCGTATGCCTGATTGATGTTGGAAACGATACTTTCGATCTTAGAACTTAACTTATTTGTTCTAATAACATTTGGGATATTTGCAACATACCCAAAAGTTCTGACACCATCGTTAGCCAAGTAGAATAGATCGTTTTCTACTGCTTCAATCGTTCTGTGTGAGGCACACCCAACAGATCCATTAACCAAAGCGACTGCTGGTACACCAGAAGCGTCAAAAACAACCTGATAAGATGATCTTTCCTTGAAAACAATTAGACGATCCTCGAATTTTCCTAAACCAGTAATTTTCTGCCCGTCGTCTTTGGCAATATCTAATGTGTTTCCTGCACCGATTATGTATTTAGAAGTATTATCTGGGTTGGTCGTCCAGTTTGATGAAACAGTCAAAGCAGTTGAAGTATTTGAGGAGATTGTCCTTGATTGACCAGTTCCCGTACCCCCAACGATCGTAACGGATAGATTTTGATATTTATTGACTACCCACGATTGGGTGGAGTCAGTCAAAGTATTAGTTCCACCGGCTGATGCTGTACCTGATAGAAAAGTAAAGTCTTCTGCGTCTTGGACTGAGGATAAATATAATCTTGATGGATTCGTAGTGTTACCAGATACAATATGCATGGAGTTGTAATAAATTCCGAATTTTCCAATAACTCCGTTGGTTACAGTTGATAACGTAGTCCCGTCATATTTAGACATTTGGTCAGTTCCGTTGTGGATATACAAAGCGTTTCTAGCCATCACGAAGTTAGACTGTAAATTGGTCGTAAAAGTTACACCCGTAACTTCAGACCAAGTAGAAGCGACCATCTGATAAAACTTAGTCCCAGAAGTTCGTAAATGTTTTTTAGTACCATTTGCCAAATAAAGAGAAGCTAAACCCGTTACTCTTGAATCTTTACTATCTCCGTAATTATCGCCACCTCGACGTTTGGCTGGTATTCCTTCTTCGATAAATTCTATATTCCAAAGGTTAGGGGATTCATTATCCTTGATTTTTGAAGCTGATCCGAGAGTGCAAAGTCCGCCCCCGAAATTGGTATATTCAACCAACTTTACCGACATTAGATATCCCCTATCGAATAGCCAGTTGATAAACCAGCGGGGTTAGCTCGTTTGGGGTATCTATCGTCTTTCTTTTTTAAGATATTAATTGCGTTTTCGTAATCTTTTAACTCTCGATCAATAATAGTTTCCGAATCGTCGCTTTTTAAAAGAAATGCATATACCCCAAGAGATATAGGTCGAAGCGGTATCCTAGTTTGATCGGTTGAATTAGTTAAAGCAGTTTCAGTTAAAACGTAGCTGATTTGTAGAGTTCGGGAGTCGGTGTCTTTAATATTTAATTTCCAACCATCGACATCATTGCCCGTAATCCAAATCGGATAATCACTAGAACTATATTTGTCGGTTTCCCAAGGATCAATTAAAGTGTAAACATTATCATTACTATCACCTGCATTGATCTTTCTAGCGTCTAGTAAACAACCCATCGCAAAGTTAGTTAGGGTGGTTGTAGAAACTCCGTTAGAACCAAAAGAAACGTTTAAAGTCCCTCGATCAAAACTCCATTCCTGCCTATCTCGTATATCTTCTATAACCGATCTAGTGAGTTCATCTATTGTTGCCAAACGTGCGGTAGCAGAGGGGTTTCCCTCACCAGCCATTTGACCTACACGGTTTCTGATCTGCAAAAGAGTAGGCATTTTTAAGTCCTCGTTATTGTCTAATGCGATCAATAACGTCGTTAGAACAACTTTACAAGATCAGAGGTAACTTCTCCCCAGCTAGGGGCTTTATATGGTTCAATTGTAGGTGGATTTTTAAGTGCTTTTAATAATTCTTCTTTATAATCTTCAAGAGAACATTTAATTCCCGTTTTGACTGTTTCGGCTAGTGCCATATTGGGTACGACAATCGGGATACAACCCGATGCTTGAGCTTTTACTGCCGAAATACAAAATAATTCCACTCCCTGACAAGGATGCAACCAGAACCTAGATTTAGCGTATAGTTCAGTCATTTCACGTTCGGATATGTTCTTAGAATAGGTTTTAACAAGTTTATAACCCAAAACGTTAATCTCATCCTCTAACTGGTCTAAAACGTCACCTCCTCGATCAGGGGAGCTAGAATATAAACAGATGTTCTCCTTATCACTTGGTTTGTATAATTCTGTATGTATTCCATGCCCGATTATCGTAGAATCACCGAAAATACCTTGATGATACTTAGATAAAGTAACTCGATGGTCATAGTCCATATAATCTTGAGATTTTTGACCAACTTTATTAGTCCAATAAATGCTTTTATTACCTAGTTCTGCCCTATCGTTGCAGTGAAGATTGATTGCCGCTGGTTTATATAAATCACGAGGTAAATAATAAACCCCGTTTTTTTCTGTTGAATCACCATCATAATAAACTATTACGTCATAACCGAATTTAACCAACGTTTCGGCAGTGTTAATATAAAATTCAGGCGTTCCTCCTAGCCATGAGTCAGGAGTCCAGCTATATTCTTTTGGCAAAATTTCAGTGTAAATCGCAATCATAGGGGGGTGAGGGCGGTTACTTCCCGCCCTCGATGATTTTGCGGCGTATGTCCGAGCTACACATGATGTCAGCCCAACGGGGAGAGTAAACTATCTCTCCGCCCTTCGCCTCAATGTAGGCGATGCCGGTTGTGAGGTGGCGTTCCTTCCACTCTTCGGTCAGAACGAACACGTCGGCGTCCAACATCTCCAGATAAGGAAGTGCCAACTCTTGATCGCAGGGGATCACCATATCTACCGAAGCGAATCCCTCGATGATCTCCTTGCGTTGGGAGTATGGGAGTATGACCTTGCGGTTCTTGTCCCGTTCGATCAACTCATCTGTGTTGAGTCCCACAACAAGCAGGTCGCCGTGAGACTTTGCGAGTGCGAATGCGCGGACGTGACCAGCGTTGATCACGTCAAACGAGCCTTGAAAGAATACTACTTTCATTAGTCTATCCTCCCGTGTTTTAGTTGGTACGCTTTCTGATCTTTTAAAAATAATTGTTGATTGCCTTGATAAGTCGCACCTGAAACGTGTAAGACAATCGTGTCCCATTTTATAATTTTGATATTCATTTGTTTGGCTCTAGTCCATAAATCTAAATCAGAAAAATAATGAGTCATATTAGGGTCTAATCCACCCAATTTATCCCAAGTCTTTCGGGTCATTCCATAAAAGAACCCAAATTTGCTATCTTCCATTGAATCCCCACCCCAGCGTGGTAAATAGATCGTATCTTCTTCGATATCTTCCATTCGTTTTAAAACTTCGTCATTAAAAACAATATCGTCGTTTATTATCCAAATATTCTTACCTTTTGAAAGTTCAACGCCTTTTAAAACATTGCCTGTATAGCCTAAATTGACAGGATTTTTATAAGTAACTGGCCACTCATCGGGAGTTGCCAAAGGAGAAGCGTCATCGACCAAAATAAGTTCCGAATCCTCCAAAGGTTTATATGATTTTAAACAGCGATCGATAATGCCGACTAATTCAATTTTGTCTAAGTACAAAGGGATAATTATTGATGTTTTCATGGTCTTTGTGGTTTCCATTTCTTCAAGTCAGGATATCCATCGTTGATTATTTTATCTTCGATCATTTCATGAATATGATTGATTTTAATTCCTGCCGAATGAAAAGCACAAGCTAGACCTCGTTCAAAGTTATGTGCCTCATTTAAGGTATTAGGGATTTCAAGGGTGATTTTATCTAGTGCTGAACGTTTAGCATAAAATATTGGCCCAAATATCCCTATCGGGGAAATCAGGGGATAAGTCGCGCGACAAACTGCCTCGTCAGTTGGATCATCAAAGAAAATAGGAAAGTATAACCAAGTACAAACATCATGTTGTTTGAAATTATCCAAGAAATTTATATCCTTCACTTCCATCGAGTCGTGCATGAAGAAGTACCAATCGTCTTTATAATTGTCGTAAGCGTACTTATAAGCTCCAGGCGACCAACCGCCATCACAGTAAGCCACATTCTTCAGCGTTTTTAGATACTCAAGAAAAACTGGATCGGTCGAACCTGTATCGGCAATTAAAATCTTTTCTTTGACTGACTCCAAAGACTTCAAAAGTCTAGGTAAAAACTCCATTCCATTATTGGTAGCAATGACAATCATAATCCGTAGTAACTTCCACACTTTTTACAGAGGTGAATTTCTCGTTTGTTGCCAAATTCCTTTAAGAAAACGTGCCACATTCTAAACCATAAGGTTTGGCCACATCTAGCGCATCCTGGTCGCCTGAAGGATGGTTTGTAGTTCACGTCCCACTTATCGACGAGCTTTTGCAGTTCTTTTTGACTTAACATAATTCTCCAATTCTTCAGGAGTGCCAAGAAGATGTACCCTATCTTCTGATATCTCGTGAATCGTTACTTTTAGATTGAGCATAAAGTTATAAACAGGAGCAATATAAAACTCCCCATTATATCTTATGTTTCTAGCAATCATCTCTTGGGCTGCTGCTACAAAGTCTGATCCATACTTAAAAAAGTAAAGTCCGACATTGGCGTGATTTGAGATAACTTTCTTTTCGGCTATCTCAATTGCTAGATTATCTGCATCTAACTTAACGAATGAACAGTGTGGTCGATCTGATGGAAAAGTTAATAGAGCCCCTGACGAAAACCAACTCGCATCAATAAATTCATCAATATCCATATCAACTAACTGATCACACGATGCAACTATTAAAGCATCGTCATTATCGATTAGCCCTTGAGCTTTGAGGGCCGAGCAGACTGAACCCTCAGTGATAAAGGGTAATTCAATTATTGTACTATTTGGTCTAACAAGTATCTTTCTCACCTCTTCATCAACCATTGAACTTAAAGTAACGAAAATGAATCTATGATCTCGGTATTTAGGGGTTAGGTTTTCAATTACCCTCTCAATCATGGGTTTACCATTTACTGGAATCATTGGTTTATGTTCTTTATAACCCTCTTTGCGGAATCTATGACCCGAACCGGCCATTAAAACTAATATGTTAATCATTTTGCCTCATATTCTTTTATCCACTCGTCTGCGATATTTTCCCAAGAATAGGTCTTTCTAGCCCATTCAATCATTGGTTTTCTAACCGCTTCTTGTTTCTTTTTATCTTTTAAGAGATTGATCGTCTCTTTTACTAACTCTTTCTCGACTTTTTCGGGCATGATACCCATTTCCTTGATACCTTTAACCTTGATTCCGTATTGAACGGTCTCGTCGAGTGCCGCATAATCGGTTGTAACAGGAATTGCCCCAAGAGATTGAGCCATAATCGCACTAATACAGTTTATTTCCCAGAAGTGAGAATAATAAGGCCATATATTAGCTTGAGCAATCAATTTAGCCAATTCTTTCTCTCCGACTCGGCCATGATCCACAATGCCTTTTTGAGTCATTTTTTTGACCATTTGAGCCTTCCAAGTAGGATCGCCATTCATCTTGTCGTAGTTTTCCCATCCGTAGCAGATATGTAATTCCGCTTTTGGAAACTCTTTTTTAATCGTTGACCAATTATCAAGCAAATGCTCTAGTCCTCGGTCATAACTCGAAGTCGAGATCATCATGTACGGGTTTTTCTTCTGTTGGTCGTATAATTTAATTCCATTTGAAGTCATAAAGCATTTCTCAATCGGTACGTTGGTCTGTTCTTGCTGCCACTTAGAAAGAAAGATAAATTTATCAACTTTTTTGATAATCTCTTCATCGAACTCGTCAACCTTGTCGTGGTTCCACAACCAGAGTTGCCTAGCGGTCACAAATCGGCATAAATCAGGGTTTCTCCAGCTAATTAACCAGTTAAATGAATCTCGTGGGTTAAACTCCCAATAAGGTCGATATTTGACTCCTTGATATTCACCCTTTAACTTTCCACACCTGTTAAATACAGTTACGTCATAGCCTTTTTGAGCTAATTGCGCAGCCAGATAGATAACCGCAGTCTCCGATCCACCTTTGCCCTCAATAAGTGAAGGCGCAGCCCAATCCTCTAAGGAATTACCACACATGATTACAACTGATTTATCTTCCCAATTCTTCGCAGTAGCATTTTCAATTCTTAACTCCTGGATCATTGGATGCTGCATAATATGATCAGGCAGGTTTTCAACTAACCTTGAAGTAGATTTTTCATCTAATTTCTTGGTGTATAGGACAACATCAACCGCCTTATTGAGATAGTCGTTCATTTCCCACGAGTCTTGGACTATTTTGCCTAGTTTCTTGGACTGCTCTGAGTTATTCTTGATCTTATTGAACAGACTTGAGGCACTTTCAATCCTGTTAAGCATTAAATAAGCGGTGATTAAGTTAGCCGGGCCAACCCATTTTCTAAGTGTCTTATTTACTCCCAGAACTGTATTGGGTTCTTTCTTAATTAAAGCTATTTCACCAAATTCAACTGCTTTGCCATATTCTCCGTTATCGATATAAGCCTTTGAGATGAGCCAAAAAGCCTCGTCCCAATCAGGTCGAATCTCGGTTGCCTTCATCAAAGCGTTTACAGCTTGATCGTTTCTTCCGAGGATAGTTAAACAATAAGCAATTCCACAGTATGATTTATAACTTTCTTCGTCCCAACCAGATTTTTTAATATGTTCAGTATAGAAATGAATTGCCTGTTCTAATAATTCATCCCGTTCTTTAACTTCCATCGCCAAACCATAAGAAGAATTACCTAGATAATGTAGTGTTCGTGGGTCGGTTTTTTCTCCATCTCGATTGTATTCCGCTAGAAGGATTTTATAGTTCCTTAGCTCTTTGTCGTATTTTTTATCAGCATCATAATTTTGTAAGACATAAATATCGTCAACGTAAACAGATTGTTCATCTTTTCTGTTCAGAGTTTCGTGTACTGATTTTTCCCAATAGCATTTGCCGTCATTCTTGTAGACTCGTGGTCTGGCATGATCGACTAATCCTGTGCCATCTTCTTCGGATTGAGCATAGTTATAATTCATATGCACGAGATTGATGCCTTCTTTTTCCATTCGCGCGACTAATGCAGGTAATTTATCGGCATTTTTCACTACATCATCAGAATCAGCCCAGATGCCATAATCACACTTGTTTTGGCTAAAATTGAAGTTTCGCATGGTCGAGAAGTCATTTGTCCATGCTTTATAAGAGTAAATCGCCCCACAATCGACGCAGAAGCGTTTTATTTTCTTAGATGGTTCATTGTTCGCTGTAACATAGATTTTATCGACATATTCTTTGCAAGATGCGACTAATTTCTTTAAACCCTCAATTTCTGAGTCGTTTTTGATAATAACTGTCAATCCGAGGGTCTTTTTCTCAACTTTCTCTTCCATAAGCTCCTTATCTAAAAAATACGGGGTATTTCTTCTTAAATTTATTCCAGTGATAATCCGAAACGATAAAATTCGGGATTATCTTCATAATTGCCGCCGAGATATCGGTTTCGTCAGGAAGCAGGAAACTTTGCCGAAAGTTTTAATTCACCCTCGCCCATTTCCTGCCTTCTTAACTTGTCCATCTCACGAACAAAAGACTTCCACCTTTTTGGGTAGTCTTTTTGATAGTTCTCTATTATCTGATCGATCTTGACCCATTTTGTGAGTCGCATAGTAAGCCTTCCAGTAGAGGCAGACTTGGAAGTACCGCCCCTACTTACTACATTAATAACTTTTTAATATAGATGTGTTTACAACCAGCCGGTTGCCGAGATAACAGCTTTTTCAGATTCCACGATCAGAGTCGCTTCACCGATCAGTTGTTCTCTTTCAGCGTCACCAGTCTTAGCCAATTTCTCGTATGATGGTTCTCTTAGATAACCAACCTTGATGTATTTTGAGTCATAAGCTAAGAAGTCGTTGTTGGTGTCTCCTGAGACAGTAACGAACCTGTGAAGTACAACTCGTACTCGTCCGAAGTCTGTTTCTAAGACATCGACTGCACCCCAGATTGTCTTGTCACCTGCTGGTACGAACTTGGTATTTCCAGCGGTGAATTCTGAAATTCTGGATTTAAGCGTTCGTCCGACAAGGATAGTGTCAATGTGGACACCCTGAGCCCAAGCGGCTCCGAGCATTGTGTTAACGTGCGTATTCGATAGTGAAACACCTGACTGTGAGGTTGCTAGGGTTGAAGCGAAAGATTTAAGACCTTTCATTTTTCCTGCAACACCAGAAAGGGTTGTGACGAGAGTTCCACGAATCAAGTCGTATTCAAGAGCATTCTTGAAAGCGGTCATTGCTTCGTTTCTTTCTCTGGCCCAAGCGTCTCCGCCTGTGGCATCGACAGCCATTCTTGTACCCGTAAGTTCATAGCCGACAGAAATGATCTGGCAGACGTTAGAAGCTCTTGTGGTATAAGTGTTGTCGAATGTTGGATCAGCACCTTCAGCCTGTGATCTGGAGGCTACTGCTCGTGGGCTTTTTAGAGTCCATGAGTGATAAATGTCGTTTACTTTGGTTGTTGGCGCGTTAGACGAAACAAATGTTTCTAGCGGATCGACTGTTACTACGAGGTCGAGTATGCTTTCTTTTGTTCCACCGATAGGCGCTCGTTGTGGGGATTGAAACCCTACTGTTGCTCCTGCCATAATTCTCCTTAATTTAGAAGTTTAATAATTGTTCTCTTGCCGCTTCTCTTTCTCTATCATTGGCATCTGGGCTGAAAAGCACTTTCTTCAATTCCGTCTTTTTAATGTCGTCAGAGTTTTCTCTGCCGCCAGACGGGTTGTCGATCACTGCTCTCTCCTGTATGCGTTCTGATACTTGGGCTTCGGTTCGTCCTTTGTCCTCTGCCTTTTGGATATTCTGTTCGGATTGTTTTTTAAACTTTCCTAGCACCCTGTCAGCGGCTTCTGCGTAGGTGAGTATTTCACCTCGCTTAACAAGGGCAGTATTCCTATATCCCCTAATGCTATCTTCCAAGTCCTCGTCCTCATCGAGTTCGGGGTACTTTTTGACAGCTCTGTTCCAGTCTCGTTCGTCATTGATGATGTTTTGTGTTTGCCCCAAAATGTTCTGGGCGAAAGCGTTTGGATCAATTGATCCGTCATCATCAGTTTGGACTGGAGATACAGCCGGAGCCTGTTTTAGTCTCCTCAACTGCTCTCTTTCCCGACTCAAGGCTTTATTTAGATTTGCGATTTGCTCATCTTTTGGATCGGGAGCAACGATTGTGTCGTCTGCGTTTTCGATGGAAGAGTCATCGAGGATTTCCGTGTCCTCATAGTTCACATCTTCATTCATAATTGTTCCTAACTACATTTATTTACCCAAAATGCGAAGGGTTGGAGAATTATGGTTGGACGCAAGTGGTAATCCTCGTAAGGACTACGCACTTGTTTCCAATTGATGTCAAAGGGCTAAAATGCTTCCCACTGGTGGGGGGCAACTTCTTTAACTGTTAAAGGTTTTAACCTATGGTATTGTTCCGTTTCCAAGTAAGCTAAACGATCTTTCTTTACCTCATCGGGTAAATCACTTGAATTGATCTTCTCGGCTTGTTCTTGTCGGTACTTTTCAACAGCTTTTATTTCGTTGCTATCTAATGCCATCCCTAAACCTCATCCTTATACTCGTCAAGATCTGTTTGGGCTTTTTCTTTCATTTCCTTACCAGATTCAAAATACTGAAAGACCGCTTCAATTCCTCTGATATAGTCAAAGTCCACTTCTTTACTGCGATATAGAGAATTGATTTGATCCTCAAAATATTCGAAAGCATCTTTGTATCCGTCTGTATTGGTGACGAAGTGAAGATTAGAACCCTGTTTGACCTGAGACTTGAGGGGCGCTTCCCATTCCTGCTTGGACTGAGGGTTGCGGCTGAACTTGACCTTGCGCAACTGGTTGAGGAGTTTGACCTTGAACGGGGATTTGACCATTTTGCATTCCTTCTGTACTTAATTTATTTGGATCACCTAGTGAATTTAAATCTAATTCGACTTGTTTCTTGGCTAATTCCATATATTTTTCGTGAACCATAATATGAGGCATAACCACGTCTTCTCGGATTTCCTTATCCACACCTTCATCGTCAATCAGTTCTTGGTGAACTTGAATATGAGTAGCGTGATCTTCAGCTTCTTGTGGTTCCATTTCTTTACCCTGAAGCATCAATTCGTTCTCTTCAGTTGGTGAATCTTGGGTATATGAGATCGGCTCAACGATTCTTTCATAGTTTTTCTGTCCCATAGCCTCGGCTGTAACACGAGAGAGTTCATAGTGATTAACTTTTATCGGTGCTCCAGCGTTCTTAGCGGCAATTTCAATCTGTAACTGTTTATCTACCCAAGCTAGAGTTAAACCTCGATCGGCTTCTTTTGATTTTGGTCTTGAAAAATCAGTATCAATTTCAATATCAAGTGATCCAACAGTAACGATATCCTCTGGACTGATAGTCTTTGGATAATAACCATTTGGGCCTAATATCCTAATGGCTACTTCACGATCTAAGAACTGTTGGTTATTAGACATCCAAAAAGTAAAAACTTGCTTCCATGAACTGGCATAGGTCTTTTCAAAGAAACGAACCATATCCGAGCCCTCTTCTTGGATAGCTTCGATCCCACCCATTGTTCCCTTGGTCTTGTCATTGGCCGCGCGTGATATTCCTGTATTGTAATTTGAGATTGTATTTTCTTCGATTGACTCAGCCAGAGTATTTTTAGCAACTTGGAAACCCTGCATATCTGGTTGCGGAATTGCGAAGGCTTCTGGCTTTTCTGTACCGTCCCAAACTACTTCACCGCCTGGGGACATATCATATCTGACGTTTACTCCTTGTCGGCGCATAATTACACCATTTAAAGAGAGGTCTAATTGATCTAAGAAGTGATTAATAATTGAATCATTTGCCGAAGATAGTCTTTCTGTCCTTTGGAAGATAGAATCTCCCCAAACATCATGGGCACGAGGTCTGATGTAAAAGACAACTGCCGGTATTTTTCCGTGCCAATAAATATTCTTCTGTCGTCTGATAATCTTTTGACCATTGGCAATGGTGATCATTTCGTTCGTGATCTTGTCAAAACAGTGCCATAGTTCGACTTTATTCGCATAAGTCGTCTCTGCAC